TGTCGATTACCAAATTCATCGGTATACACATAATCCAAATTCATCGGAACATCAATTAACCAAGTACCATTTTCGTCAATACATTTACCACCGTTTTCCAATTCATAAGTTTCTAAAACTGGTCTTCCATCAGCGTCTAAATTTATTGTTTGTCTGATTGCCAAAATTTCACCAGGTCCTGTAATTAAATTACACAAATTACCAATTTTTTTTCTAACTTTACAGTTACGTTTTACGGCTTCTTTATCCACATTAGAGAAGATTGAACCCATGAAAATTGATGCAGGTTCTATCTTTACACCAAATTCCTGTGATAAATCAAAATCCAATCGTGTGATACCCAAATAACAAATCTCAGGTTGACCCCATAAAGGAACTACTTCGATAGTTCTATTAGATTGTTTTAATTGTGGTAATTCTCCTAAATTTGTTGACGCCCTAAATTCAGTACCTGAAACTTGTTTTTCATTAGCCAAATTAAGTCTTACCATATCTTGTGGTGACAATGAAAATTCACCAATATCTGATAAATCAACGTCTAAATGTACTATTTGAGTTCCAATTGGAACTCCAAATATCATATAGTCCCCACTATCGTTTGTTTTTGTCGTTAGTTTATAATATTTTTCGTATACTTCGGATACCTCAGGTATTATTAAAACATCTTCTCTAGATGGAAAAGTTCCTGTAGGTGTGTGACCTCCGTGAGATTTTTCATATGGTAATAAATTATACCTGTATCCATCGTCATTTAAATCATTTAGAGTTTTGTAAGGATATATTGCACTAATAGTGGGATTGTTTTCATCAATACTATTTAATGGTAAGAAAATAGATACCTTCGCATTTGGTATACCAAGTCCATTATTGGCCGTAACTCTACCAACAACAACTCCATAATCAGAACACTGTCTAGTGTAAATTTGACTTTGTAATATTTTTAAGGAAAGAATCTCTAACGATTCAAAATCTTGTTCTAATGCAACATTTAGTGCCTTATCAACACCAACCTTTGTTCTTAATCTATATGAATTACCCATTAACCACTTTTTTCATAAATAGTTTATTCGCCACTTTACTAAATGATAGTTCATTAGTTAGCAAAATAAATTATCAGGAAAAATTGACAGTAGAAAGATTCTTTACTCTAACATTAATATCCTTACTTGGGAATCTAACTTGATAGGTCTGACTAGGTTCTGCAAAAATTGTATCATCAACCAAATCAATTTGTCTAGTGATACTATCTGAATACCTTTGAGATGTTTGAGAAGAAGAATAAGACCCTCCAACTTTATTATACACAACAATATCGGATAAAGAAATTACCCCATTTTCACTTTGAATTTGTCTTCTTAGTTCAGATATATAGACATTCTCACCCATTTGTCTATTTGATGGGTCAAAATAATCAGAAACTAAATTTATTATGGATGATATAACAGCCCCTTGGTTTTGACTACTATCTAATACTACATCGATTGTTAAAGATAAATCACAAACATTAGCAGTTTCAACTGAAACGTAATCATTTATCATCCTGTAATTTGAGAGATAATTTGCCACATTATTTTTAAGAGTGTTAGATACTATTTCTGTCAATTTACCGTTATCATCATATGATAACATTTTGATTCTTATTTTATTATTATCCTCAGTAATTGCCACTTTAGCCGGTGCTCCAAACTGTGATGGCATTGTTCTAATTATAGAGTCATAGTCATTTACGGTAACTGCTCTATTTTGAGCTGCGAAATTAAAACTCACTAAATTCCTTACTTCCTCTGTAGTCGGAGCCGCTGCTCCTCCAATTGCGGCAGTAACATTACTACATCTTAATGAATTTATAACAGTATTGTTAATAGAGTCTGATGGCCCATTAACAAAGAAAGAAACAGTACCTAATTGAGTAATCACATTTACTCCCAAATTACTATTAGTACCTCCACCTATTCTATACTGAACAAAAATTGTTGAGTTTGATTTCAGAGTACTTCCAAGTGCAAAATTATTTGAGTACTTATATAAATTTAACTTATACCCATTTCTAGCAAATTCTCTTAATTGTTCATCCGCAGATTGACTACCTCCACCAAAAGTCATTTTAAGGAATCCTTCCGGTGTATATTCAGTTATAAACTTACTATTTGTAGTAATATATTTTCCAACTTTTACACCAGGTCTATCAGATGTTTTAGTCGGGTCCTCGATAAAAACTCTATCTTCCGCCAAAGCCTTAACCTCGTACCACTTATTATCTAAACCCAAAAATTCTTGGGCCGATGGAACATTGGCATATGATGTTCCATCCTTTAATAAAACAGAAGTAACACCTAACACATTTTTCTCAGGTAAAAACAACTCATAAAAAGGCTTAACGTCATTGGGGGTAACAACTTTTTTGAACACTTTTGTTATACCATTAACAACCGTTTCTCTTTTTACTATAGTATAGTTTAGGAGTTTATTATTGGCATCAAAAACAGGTATTTTTAACCTATTTGGGTATCCGTCTCCACTAATCGGTGATGAAAAGTCAATATCATAAACAGTTTCAAAAACTTGTCCCGCACCATTTACCTGAGAACCTCTTCTCAAAATACCACAATATCTTAAATCTTCTTTATCACCAAATGCAGGAACTGTAATAGAAAAATCCACTAAAGCAACAGAAGGTCTTTGCCCCGGTATTTTTAAACCATAAGTTCTAGCTATGTTGTAAATTGATGACCTTTGTTGAGCAAATTGTAATACAGTTTCCTGAATACTTCTATCAATGTTGAACTGTAGGTTATCAGAAACAGCCGCGTTTAAATCCAATAACGCCGAAAAAACAGACGCATCATTAAAATTTCCTACTAAATCAGGATAATATGTTTGTGTAAAATTTATTAACTCAGTTCTTATCGACTGAAAATCTCTAGTGGTGTAGGATATTTTTTTATTTGCCATATCTTTAAATATTAATTATAACAAAATCACTTGCATTAAAAACATCACTGTTAATTCTGTAATCAATTTTTATTTTTGCGGTATGTTCTAAAGTACCTATTCCAGGTACTCTAAAAACTCTTTCATCATTATCATTGATATATGAACCTTTATCTTCGTCTCCTTCTGAGGCTGGTTTAATATCTATTTTTGTCACCGTAATTCCTGGAATATATTCACTTACAGAATCTCTTATTTCGGCCTCTATTTCAGAAAATGTAGGACCGTCTAAAGGTTCAAATAAATATTCATAAAGTCTTGTTCCAAAATCAGGTAAAAAATATCTTGTACCTTTTCTAGTTAATAATAAATGAACCAAATCAGTTCTGATTTCTTCGTCTTTAGTATTAGTTAAATTAAAATAAGTCCCGTTAAAAGAATCCCTGAATGGAAATCCAATACCATATGTTTTACCTTGTGCCATTTATAATAAATACTAATCTGTTTGTTTTATATTATAATAGTATGAATCTCCGTCCTCAGCAACCCACCTATCAGATAAAGTTTCAACTGATGGTAAATCCGTATCAACTTTAATTAATTTTGGTTCTATTGGAAACTTATTAGTTACCCAATTTGAGTCTCTCCAATAAATTCTATTGTTTGGTTGACATAATAAGTATCCGTCATCAGCTATTAAAATGTGACCGCACTTATAATCCGAAGGTTCGTCAGAATATGGATTTCTATACCAATCGACAGTCATTAAATAAGTTGCCCAAACTTTAGAGCCATCACGAAGAACAACCTGACATCTTTTTTCATACAAATAATCATAAGTAGTGATTGTAACATTCTCAGAAAAACAATCCCAAAGTTGTTTGAAATGAAATGGTATATCTTTTTCAGGTTCTTTCATGAATATTTCTGATATTGGAACTCGTGACCTCATCATACCATAGTCGGTCATTATGTGAAATGTTAGGATTTTTCCCGCAACAGACTGTACCGCAAAGGCATAAGCTTTATGGAATTTATTGTCATCTTCAGGATTTTTAGTAAAGTGAGAAACTCTCACCAAACATTTAAACAATTCAATATTTTCATTATATATCGCCATATTAATAAATATCTTAAATAAAAAATCCCGATTTCTCGGGATTTATTTTATGATGAACATCCAAAACATTCAAACTCAGAATTTACCGGTTTTGGTGGTAAATTCATATTACTATAATCAACTTTTGGTGGTTCAGGAGTGACATTTGGTTTTGACATTTTTGATATATCAACCGCCAAGTGTTTTGCCCCCGTTGAAATAGCCTTTGTTCTAACATAATAACAAAGTGTTTTCAAACCTTTTTCCCAACTATAGAAATGTGAGGATGAAATCTTAGACAAAGATGGGTTACCCATATAAATGTTCATTGATTGTGATTGGTCAATGAAAGGACCTCTATCAGCGGCCATTTCAATCAACGCCTTTTGAGATATCTCCCAAATTGTTTTGTACTTTGGAATCAGGTGTTCAATTCTTTTAACTTTTTTATTGTATTGTTTGTCCTCAGGGTCTAAGTAATTGTTGAAATTAATCCCTTGTATAGAACCTTCGTTTAGAATTATCTCATTCTTTAGGTCCTCACACCAAATACCGAGTTTTTCAAAATCATTAATCAAATACTTGTTAACAATCATAATCTCACCGCCAACTACTCGTCTGTTAAAGATTGCCGAGTGAGCTGGTTCTGTCATTTCATATGAACCCGTAATCTTAGCCGATGACGCCACAGGCATTTGAGCAGTGAATAAAGAATTACAAACACCATAATCTTTAACTTCTTCTTTCAATGAATTCCAATCCCATCTTCCTGATAATTCACCTTCATTCAGACCCCACATATCAAATTGGAATACCCCTTCTGACATTGGTGAGCCGTTAAAAAAATCATATGGTTTATATTCTTCTGACTTACATAAACGACAACTTTCAGTAATTGCCGCAAAGTAAATTGTTTCAAAAATATCTTTGTTAAGTTTCTTGGCTTCATCAGATGTAAAGATATAATCCATCAAATAAAATACATCAGCAAGTCCCTGAGTTCCAATAGCAATTGCTCTTTGTTCACGTCCACCCTTGTTTCCTTTTTCAGTTGAGTAGTTGTTAATGTCTACAACTTTGTTAAGGGCTCTAACAACTTTACGAGTCTCCTCATATAAAAGTTTGTGGTTAAATTCCCCGTCTTTCACAAAGTTTTTCAAAACCATAGATGACAGAGTACAAATTGCCGTAGTATTTTCATCTGTGTATTGATAAATTTCGTTACACAGATTTGATTGTTTAATCACCCCAATATTTGAATGATTAGTTTTTCTATTTGCACTATCCTTAGAACACAAATAAGGAACTCCTGTCTCGATTTGGGATTCAATTATTTTTGACCAAACTTCCTGAGCTTTAACTTTTTTACCAATACCTAAGTTAATGGCTTTGTTATAATTTTCCTCATATTCATCACCGAAACATTCTTGTAATGGTTTGATTCCTGATTTTTTAATATCGTTAGGACAAAACAAATACCAATCCTCGTTATTCTTAACCGCATTCATAAAGTTATCGGGAATCCAAAGTGCGGTGAACAAATCACGAGCTCTC